AAACGCCGACGATCACGCATACGTGCGCCGAATACTCACTAGGGTGGAAAACAAGTTAGACAACCACCTGGAGGATCACATCAATGGCTTTACGCGACGAAATAAGTCCGAAAATCAACAGGCTTGACGAGCTTGAGGTTTGGCTCAAAAAACAGTCAAACCGCAAAGAGTGGACTGACATTATCTTTGACGAGCAATACAGCTCCGGCTCAGTAGCCAAACTCTTGACAAAGCACGGCTTTAAAGCTGACTGGAATCTTGTCTACCGCTTCAGGACTCGTCATGCCTCTAAGTGACGAAGTAGAGCAGCTGCAAACAATCGATCAGTTGCGTCAGGCACTCAAGCGCTCCAATGAGCTCAACATCAGACTGAAGCACAAGACCGGCGAACTTGTCGCTGCGGTGTACCAGGCCGCCAAAGACGCAGCCCTGGCAACACCTCCAGTCAAAATCAAACCGCCAGCAAAAGACACACGCAAGGGCAAACCCGAAGTCGCCCTACTCCACTGCACCGACTGGCAGCTCGGCAAGAAAACAGTCAGTTATGACAAAGAAACGTGCCGCAAACGCATCGAGCGATTCGTAGACAAATCAATTGCCATTACCGAGATTCAACGCAAACATCACCCGGTCAACGAAGCCGTGCTACTGCTTGGTGGCGACATGGTTGAGGGCCTTGGCATCTTTCCAGGGCAGGCCTATGAAGTGGATGCATTGCTTTACGAGCAGCTATTCGAAGTGTCGCAAATCATCACAAGCGTCGTAATCAATCTGTCGCAAAATTTCAAGACAGTGCGCGTCGTATGCGAGTACGGCAATCACGGCCGCATCGGGCGCCGAGGCGACATGGCAGCCAGCGACAACATTGACCGTATGGCCTACCAAATCGCGCGCAACCAAGTCGGCTATTTGGTCAAAGAGTGGCAGGCATCAGACAACTGGTTCCAGCTGTTTGACATTGGCACGTATCGCGGCCTGCTCGTACACGGTGACGAAATCAAGAGCTTTGGCGGCAACACGCCAGCCTTCGGCATCCTGCGCAAAGTCAACGCCTGGGCATCAGGCGTCATCCCAGCCTTCAATGATTGCTACATGGGCCACTGGCACACGCCAATGAGCCTCACAATGGGCAATGGCGGCCGCATCTTTGTCACCGGCTCACCCGAATCGCACAACGAATACGCGCGCGAATTTGTAGCAGCTACAAGCATACCGTCACAGCGCCTGCACTTCATCGATCCAGACAAAGGCCGGGTGGCGGCGGAGTACGTGGTATGGCTCGACTAGAGCACCCTCTCGTGCTGGTCACCTGGCATGACGCCCACACCATTGACAACGACGAATGGCATGAGCTGGCAGACCTCACCGACGAGCCGTGCGTCGTGCAGTCAGTGGGCTGGCTGCTCTCTAAACGCAACGCCAGGCACCTGATACTGGCCCAGTCGCTGACCGATGACAAAGGCGTAGACAACGTGCTATTCATCCCGGCTCGAATGGTGCGAAAAGTCGTAAGGCTGCAAATCCCCCACAAGCGCCGAAAAGTGCGCTAAGGTGAAATCAGCCGTTGGAGGCGGCCAATAATGACCACACTCATCACCTATGAAATACTGACCGGATTGTGTCAGGAAACTGGGCAACAGTTTCATCTCGTAGTATTCCGTGACCAGGAAGGCGCCGTACTGAAGGCGCAACTGCGTTACCGATTCAACGTCGATGACGACTGGAGCGAACCATCAAAGCTCACCCACCAGCCCCCGATCGAACCCATGCACCCGAGCGTCGCATGAGCCCCATCGTCACCATTTTTGCTGCGGCACTCTTTACCGGCGCGGTAGGAGTGATGGTCACGCAGGATCCGCAAGTGGATACCTGGGGCCTCGTGTCAGCCTCGACCGTCTACTCCCCGGTCGGGGCTGGCACGCCACCAGACGCATCAGGAAGCGATTACAGCGCCCCAAACAGCCAAGTGCGGTATGAGGGCCCAGGATGCCAAGAATGGGCTGATACAGCCCTACGAGGCGGCTTTCAGCCCCATGACCTGACCACCGCCCTACAGGTCATGGAGCTGGAGTCGGCCTGCCTGCCAAATTCTATTGGAGACAATGGCCAGTCATTTGGCCTGATGCAAATCAACGACTATTGGTGCACGCCAAATAAATACTGGCCGCGCGGCTACCTGCAAACCCAAGCCATTCTCGATGACTGCGCACAGCTGCTCGACCCACTGACAAACCTGTGGGCAGCCTGGCATATCTCAAGCCGGTACGGATGGCAGAACTGGAGCACGTATGCGCGCATTGTGGAATGACATCATCTTTGGTTTCATCGTGATTGGTTACCTCATGGCAACCATTGTCTACATTGCCGTGACGCACGAGAGGAAACGCAGCGATGACAACTAGGCCAGATCCAGGCGACGCCGCATACGTCGCATGGCAACTCACCAAAAACGGTGACAGGATGCAACAGTACGGCCACCCATTCGATGACTACACGCACGTGCGCCGATTGTTCAGCACGTTGACGAACTACAAGCACAACTTGACCGTGCAAGAGGCCGCGCTATTCATGGTGTGCGTCAAACTGGCCCGGCTGATGAAATCGCTTGACGTGGAAAAGATGCACGAGGATTCGCTCATTGACGCCATCGGCTACCTGAATTGCCTGCACATGATCGACGCCAAAGACCAGCTCAAAGACGCGCCCAAGCACATCGTCGGTGACATGGTGATCGAGTGGGAACGATGAGCAGCCCACAGAAACGCAAAGGCCACGCAGCAGAGCTCGCAGTCGTCAAATGGCTACGCGCACACGGCATCATGGCCGACCGTATTCAAGCAGGTACACACGCCGATAAAGGCGACGTGACTGGTTGGCCTGGCGTCGTCATCGAGGTCAAAGACCGCAAAGCGCACTCATGGCATGGCTATTTTGAGCAGCTGCGCACACAAGTCGTCAATGCCAACGCCTACACAGGCGTCATCATCGCCAAACGGCCTGGACTGACTGACGTAGGCGAATGGATGGCAGTGATGCCGGTCAAAGAATGGTTTGAACTAATGCAACTATTGGAGGACACAAACCAGTGAGCACTTGTTACTACGAGCAATTAGACGGGTTTCATAACGTCGTTTTCACATGCAAAGCCAATTACGCCGGCAAATGGAAAGAACGCATTGACTCATTTGTGTGGAAAATTGAATGCGATGAATTCGTGTTCAAATCCCCGCAATACACAAACTGGCATGATCAGGTTTGGCAACGGGCTAAGACAATGTATGCAAAAGAGGTAAAACGTGTCATTCAACCTTGACAATTACGTCGACGTACCAACACGCCTACGCATGGCACTTGAAAAATACCCAGATCTGCGCATCCAAGAATCACAGCCAACATTCCGTGAAGTAAACACAAAGCTCTACATCGAGATTTGCTGCACCGTATGGCGTGACAAAGACGACCCAAAGCCAGTCATCGCATTCTGTTGGGAGCCTTTCCCTGGGCAGACTCCGTACACCCGTGATTCCGAGCAGATGAACGCCAGCACATCAGCCCTCGGCCGCGCCCTGGGCATGATGGGCTTTGGCATCGAGCACAAGATGGCCAGCAAACAAGAAGTGCTGGCCAGACAACAGGAAGTGCCAACCGTAACCCAAGTACCGGCCACTTACGACAACGGCGACCCGGTGCCTGATCCGTTTACTGACCAACAGCAGACAACCAACGTGGTGCAATTCAAGAACCCCAAAGGCAAAGCCAGTGATAAACAGATTGGCATGATTCGAGCTCTGGCACGAGGCAAAGGCTTCGCAGCAGGCAAACCCACGCTCGATGGCATCGCCGCCATCATCGGCCGCGAAATCAAGCTCTACGACGAACTCACAAAGGCAGACGCTTCAAAGGTGATTGACGCATGGAAATAGCAATGTTGGCAATTGTCATCTTGATAATGGCTTGTGTTTCGGGCTCGCTGTTGTATCACTTGTATGAACTCAGCAAAGTGACGAAGCAATACGAACAAGTTATAGATCGCTACATAGAAATTCGTTGCAAGGAATTGGGAATCAAGTAGCCATACGACAACTGAAGTAGCCAGTCACACTGGTGTGCTCAGGCCACGTGACCTGATGTAGGTGCAAATCCTGGGCGACTAATCCTCGTCACTTCGGCCGTCAGACAGCCTGGGCAGCCCCTGTGCACAGACAATCCACAGGGCGAGTGTGAACCGTGCTCAACCAACGGTCGGGTTGGAGCCCGGGGGCACTATGCCCTAAGACGTACTACACACAAACCACAGACAT